CAATCGGAGTGCTGCCTGCGTAAAACACAATGTCAGTATCGCCACCGCCACCAGTGGCTGAAATAGTCACTCCAACCTCTTTGACAGCAACATCACAACGCGCACCCATGTCGAATGCCCAACGCTGTGCGAAACCACCGCTAAGATTGATCAACGGAGCATTAGCTGTCACCGTGTCAGTAGTACCTTGTACAACAATCAGACCTTGTTTCAAATTTAGGTCACTAGACCCAGCATTTCTTCCTCGAATCGGCATCTGTATTCTCCTTCAAGAAGTCAGGGGGCCGAAGCCCCCATCATCCTTACATGGTCTTGTGGATAACTCCAACGTAGTCAGTGTCAACCTGGATACCATCAACCCGAGCGAAGTGGTTAAGAGACCGAGCAGCAACAGCCCAGTAGTACTTCAGGAAGGCGTATACTGCATCCTTACCCTGAAGGTTCTTAACAATCGCACCGTCAGTGTCATCCCAGTCCATTGGAGCAAGTTCCAGACGCTCAATCTCATCAGTGTTGAGACAGAGGATCTCTTGGAAGCCCATGTGAACAGAGTCACGAACAGGGATCTGCTTACCAAGTACGCTGAACACTGGAACTTCAAGCCCTTTGTTCAACTGGAAGTCAGTTGGAGCATAACGAAGATCCGGGTCCACAAGCCGCTGGTGCTCTTCCAACATTGCTGGGTGCATCAACAGAACAAGGTTTGCAGGAGAAGAAGACCCCTTGTACATCGAACCAGAAACAATTCGAGTCACATAGTTCCAGTCGTAAGGAACAGGTGCTGCAGTCTTGTCGATGATGATTGAACGCCACCGTGTGTAGTCATCGCAAGAGATGCCCTGAACGGTTCCAGAATTCTTCACAATCCCGCGAAGACCATTTGCTTCTTGGTTGTAGCTGTTACCAAAAGAGTCCCCAAGAACAACGATGTCATCAACTGCTGCAGTGTATGCAGAGTCAAGCTTGATTGTCTGGTTGTCCCAATCGATTGCAGAACCAGAAGTTGCGCTGATTCGACCAGTCGCCTTCACGGTAGTCCCAGCACTGTTCAGGATTGCAATGCCGTCTCCCTCTTCAAGGAACTGACAAGCACCGAAGCTGTATCCGTTGACGTGCTTCAGAGTGATTGCATCTCCAACAGCCTTCGCACCAGTGGCATTCACTTTAGCAAGGACACCAGTTCCATCTCCGTGAGAGATACGATTCAACTGGTTGGTCGCGTCACGAACAGCATTCCGCATACGCAGGTCCAAATAATCGACGAATGAGCCTTCTCCGCGCTTAAACAGGTCGACGGCAAAACCGTCCACGGAGATTGTCCAGTACCATCGACTCAGAGAAACCGATGACTGCTGGAAGCTTTCCGGGTAGTCCACAGGCAAGAATGCACCAGCAGAACGACCACCACCTCCATGAGACCGAGTAAGCTCTACGGCATGGTTAATTGAAGAACCACGGACATCTCCGTTATATTTCTTCAACAAGTCAAACAACATTGTGTCCTGATAAATCGTATCGATAAAGACAGGACGATAATTGGTCTTCAGCAGACTGCTGATGTCGGCTTGCGCTGTTACAGACACTTCACTTTCCTCCTAAAATTCAGCCTCTCATGGCCTTAATAAAAGCAAGAGACGCTGCCTTTGCATCGTCCCAGTTTTTCGGAGCCTCTTTCGGGACTCCAGACGACCTCATTACCGAGGCCAAAGAGCGAGGCTGCTTTGCCTCTTCCGCACGACGCTTAAAAGCACCATCCGTATATTTACCAACCTGCTGCATATAGTTACGCACCATAGTGTCGGCGTCTATATTTTTTCCTTCACTGGTTTGCATTAAAGCAAAGACTGTCGTTCTTGCAAGGTCTTTTAACTCATCAGGAACATTATGTTTACTGAGAGCAGACTCTACATTGCCGGTAATTTCTCGTCTTTGAGACTGCAGCAACTGGTCTTGCATCTGCGACTGAAGTGACTTCACAGTCATGCTCAACTCGGCGTTCTGGCGAGCCATGTGCTGTGCCAGATTCGCAAGAGGTGCCACATATGGATCATCCATATCCAAGCTTTCAAATCCCGGTGGCAACTGTACTTGTGGTTCAGGCTGTGCCATCTGAGGAGTCGCTGACCCACGCACCATTGCTCCAAGGGAGTCCATCATGTGCTTCATCTGGTTTTGGTATGCCTGGTTCTGTTGCTCCATGAGCATCTGCTGTTGTCGCAACTGTTGTTGCAGCGTTTCGATTGTTGGCTGCTCAACAGGTGCTTCCATTTCTGGTGTGTTCATTGCGTCGTTGTGATCTTCCATTTTATGCTCCCATTAGAATTTCCTGGTTCATATCGACACCAGGGTTTGTCGCTTGCCCCTCGGCATTCATTACAGGTGCCAAGTTTAATCCACCCCCACGTTGCGGTGCAACCATCTCTGGCGGTAGTCCCGGCATCTGACTCTTTCCTGCAAGAACAGGATTCTGAACATTCTCTCCAGCGATAATCGCTTGGTGTTGAGCAACGTGCATTCTGAAAGAGCTTTTGGCCTTCTCAGGAAGCGCATACCACTCCGGGCTTCTCATCCTTTCGAGGTGTTCATCTAGGTGAGCCATATGGTCCTCGTGCATCTCCACAGGAACATTTATTCCTTGTTCAAGCTGAGTCATCTCGACTCGTGCTCTTGCCCTGGACGGCTCATCATTTCCAAGAAGTCTGCCCATCTCGCCATGACGCTGCAGCTTCCAGTATTGGTTTACATCTTTGATTGCGCCAAGCTGCCATGCCTCATTGATTTGCTGACGGCGAATCTCTTCGTTGTATGGCATCATCATGGATGCTTCAATATGCACCCGGACCTGCTCTGGGATGTAGTGGCGATAGAAGATCATCACATCTTCTGGGGTTCCGACAGGCCCAAATATCTCGATGGACTTCTCCATAGGCCCAAACTCTCGCCAAAGCTGCAATGCCAGAGAACTGCATTTTTCCACAGCATAGACGAGGTTTTTGATCGTTGGCCCCCACTTTTGCCGGTCTGACGCCATCACAACAGATGCTTGGCGACCCGACATCAGCCCCTTATTACTGCCTTGGGTAACACCATGAGAGCCTGATATGTCCTCAATCGCTTTCTGGTATCGTTCAGGAGCATACTCAACATACCTTGGCAACGGAGGTGCGCTGAGGAACGAGGGTCTGAACTTTGCAGTAGACCGCACATTCAGGATGGCTCCTGGTTGGTTTGGCACCCGAGTCGGTCCATCGACTAACGAATTCTGCTCCGCGATCAGTCGGGGCTGCGCGTGCATCCGGCGAGACATCCATAGATCTGTCTCAGCACTATTCAGATTGCGCTGCACTTCCAGTGCCTGTCGAATTGCAGATTCACCCCACATAGTGGCAGGATGCTCCATGTCATAAATTGGGTATACCGGGAGTTCTCTTCCCGGCAGATCTTCTTCGTGCAAGACCATTTGGTTTGCAACAACGATGCGTCGACCATTTGGATTGTCCAAGGTTGGACGTTCAAAGTAGTTCAAAACCAGAACAAGATCTCTCTCAGTATCTACACTCTGGTAGCCTTCAACATCTTCAAAACGAACAAAGTCTGACTGATTTGCATCAGCGACCAAGTTCTTTGCCTTGGACCCATACACATCCACCAGCGTTTGCTTTTCGACAAACTGCCGGATCGTAACACTCCGCACTTGGCTCCATGTCGGTCCACCCTCTGGGTAGACATCAAACGGAGATGGAGCAAAGAATCGAATGTCCCCCATCTTCTTGTAAGAACCTTTTGGGACAAGAACTTCCTCGGTCAGAGGAGTTCCATACGGAGAGTACACATAGTTGCCCTGCTCATCGACCATCAACTCTTTGCGAGTCTCATAAGCGAGGTTTCCTTCAGAGTCCACATCCTGAACCCACTCAGGAGGCGCACCTTCTGAATCCCACATCATACCCAAGAAGCCAGTCCCGCAGGTAAATGTCCACCCAAGAGCAGCCTTAACGGAGTTCTCATACTCTTTGTCGAGGTAGAAATACTTCAGCAATCGTTCCATCGCACGAGACATTGCGCGAGCATCTTTACCCGGTCGCATCAACGACACGATTGGCTGTGGGTCATTCTGAAGAGCAACCGCCAGCATAGACCGATATGCCTGGAACAAGTAGTTATGCGTCACCCTGAAATTAGATGGGTCATCTTGACGAAGCTGAGACAAGTCAATCAGCCGGTCATTCTGGATCACCTTGTACTGATCGCCATGAATTGCATACAGAGTTTCCATCCACTCAATATGCTTCTTGTTCATGTTTCGCTGCAGAACCTTGTAGCGATTACGGATCCGCTGCGCTTCATTCAGATTTTTTATCGACTCAGCATAACGTGGCATAACAAATCCTAATATTTGAAAACACTAAAGTCCGTTGGCACATCAAGACGCCTCTTGTAAGCTTTTAGCTCCTCTTCCGCAGCCAGCCTTTGCATCTCTGCGTCCTGCAGCAGCCTTTCTTCTTCTTGCTGTTGCCGAGCCATTGCATAGTAGGGGTCCCTCATAAGATCAGCTTCCTGCCTTTCAACCATCCCGCCCATCATCTGCTGCCTTCTTCTTTGAGCCGCCTCAGGAGTTGCTTCATACAAAAACCCTTGCGTTGGAACAACACCAATCGCGTCTTGAGGAACGCCTCGCATTCCC